TAAGTTTAAGAGTAGACAAATTACCAAAAGAAAAATTTGTATCAGGTAAAGATGGTGCAGTTTATTACAACTTTACTATTGGCGTAAATGATGAAGCTAATCAGTACGGACAAAATGTTTCTTTAACTGATAGTCAAACACAAGAAGAACGTGAGGCAAAAAAAGCTAAAGTGTATTTAGGAAATGGTAATGTAGTTTGGACTGATGGTAATATCAAAACTGCTCCTAAAAAAGAGAAAGCAACTGGTGCTGAAATAGCATCTGATTTACCATTTTAATTTAATTGGGTAGTGTAAAAGCTACCCTTTTTTTAACAAAAACAATGACAAAAGAACAAAAACAAGAAAAACGTTTAATGATGGAATTTATAGTTGATGAAGCTATATTAAATCCATTAGAAAAAGTAGAACATCCTAAACCAGCAATATCATTTGGTGTTAAAAGTTATGAAAGTAAAGATGGGGAAATTATATTTCCAGTACCAATAGGAACTTATGGTAATTTTAGTTTTGTCCAAGCACCACCTAAAAGTAAAAAAACATTTTTTGTATCGTTATTATCAGCAATTTATTTAGCTGAAGATTTACATCAATTTTGTGGTGATTTAAAAGCAAATAGAAATGACAAACACTTAATACATTTTGATACTGAACAAGGTAATTTTCACGCACAAATGGTATTTAAAAGACCATTAGAAATGGCTGGATTAAAGAACATAGATAAATACCATACATTAGCATTAAGACAATACAGCTTTAATGACAGAATAGAAATAATAGAGCATTACTTATATGATAGATTAGATAGCAAAAATATTGGTTTAGTTATTATTGATGGTATTGCTGATTTATGTAGTGATGTAAACAATATAGAAGAAAGTAATAATGTAGTGCAAAAGCTAATGAAATGGACTAAAGAATTAGATTGTCATATTGTAACAGTTATACACTCCAACTTTGGAACTGATAAGCCAACAGGTCATTTAGGTTCATTCTTAGAAAAGAAAACAGAAACACAAATTAGTTTAGAATTAAACACAGTTAATAAAGGATTAGTTAAAGTAAGTTGTAAAAGAAGTAGAAATGCACCTTTTGAAGATTTTAACTTTAAAGTAAATAACTTTGGATTACCACAAGTAGAAGGAGCATTTTATGACCCATTAAAAGATATATTCTAATGAAAAAATATAAAGTATTAAATCTATATGCTTGTTTAGGTGGCAATAGATACAAATGGACTGATTGTGAAGTAACAGCAGTTGAACTTGACCCTGAAGCTGCAAGATTGTATAAAGAAAGATTTCCTAATGATATTGTTATAGTTGCTGATGCACATAAATATTTATTAGACCATTTTAAAGACTTTGATTTTATTTGGAGTTCACCTCCTTGTCCAAGCCATTCGAGAGCAAGATTTGCAAGAAAAAGTACAACAAGTGCAATTTATCCAGATTTAAAATTGTATGAAGAAATATTATTTTTAGAAAATTGGTATGAAGGTAAATATTGCGTTGAAAATGTAATACCTTACTATGAACCATTAATACCAGCTCAAAAAAGAGGAAGGCATTTATATTGGACTAATTTTAATTTGCCTAATGATTTAAATGAAAGAAAAGCAAGTATAATGGAAAGTAAAGATGAAGTTTCACAATGGTGTAAATTTCACGATTATGATTTTAGGCAATATAAAGGAAAACAATCAGTTCAAAAAATGGCAAGAAATTTAGTGGATTATGAAGCTGGATTAACTATATTTAACATAGCAAGAGGAATATATGAAAAACCAAAAACAAATCAATTAGAATTATTATGAAAGACACAATAAAACACCACATAGAAGAATTACAAACATCTGCTACAAGAATGTTAGTTTTAAATTCAGATAATTCAATGTTAATAAGTTATTTTAAAGATTTAAAAAATAAGTTACAATATTTGTATGAATTGAATGAAATGGATAACCAAACAAATTGGACAGAAATCCAAAATGCTTTTAATTCAATATTAAAATTAGATACAGAACTAACAGAAGTGGATTTAAAGATTAAAGTAAAAGAAGCACCAATACCAAAAACTGGTATATTAACAATTAAAATGTATTAGTATGGAACTATCTACAAATAAATGGTTAGAACAGGTTGCCCAACATCACAAAGAATGGGTTAAAATTGCTAACCTTTATAAAGTAGATGATTATGCAGAAGATATTGTTCAAGAAGTTTATATTGCTTTGTGGAAATATGCTGATGCTGAAAAGATAATTGATGCAAAAGGGAATGTTAGAAAAGGTTATGTTTTTTTTACAATTAAAAGTTTATGTTTTCAATATTTAAACAAACGTAATAAGATTGATAAAATAGGAATAGATACCTTATTTAATTTATCAGATGAAAGTAACATAAATGAACATAAAGCATATAATGATATTTGCTTAATGATTGATGAAGAAATAGATAATTGGGGTTGGTATGATAAAAAATTATTTAAACTTTATCGAGATACAGATTTTTCTATGAGGGATATAGCTAAAGAAACTACAATTAGTTTAATATCTATTTTTCATAGCATAAAAACTTATAAGACAATTTTAAAAGATAAATTTCAACAAGATTATGATGACTACATTTCTAATGACTATAATAATATTTATTGATTATGACTAAAGAACAAGAATATCAAAAAGAATATAGATTAAAAAATAAAGAAAAAATTTCTGAATTTAGTAAAAAATATGTTGAATTAAACAAAGAAAAAATTGCTAATTATAAAAAAGAATATTATTTAAAAAATAAAGAAAAGATTTCAAAGTATAGAAATGAATGGAGAAATAATAAAGCTAAAAATGATTATTTATTTAAATTAACAAATAATACAAGAACAATAATTAAACAATCTTTTAGAAGAAATGGATATTCTAAAAAATCAAGAACATATCAAATATTAGGTTGCACATTTGAAGAATTTAAACAACATTTAGAAAAACAATTTACTAAAGGTATGAATTGGGAAAATCAAGGTGAATGGCATTTAGACCATATTTATCCAGTATCATTAGCAAAAGATAAAGAAGAATTAATTAAATTAAATCATTACACAAATTTTCAACCAATGTGGGCATTAGATAATATTAAAAAATCAAATAAAATATAATGGGAAGAAAAAAGAAAGCAACAGGATTAGGTGATACTATTGAGCAAATCACAGAAGCAACTGGAATTAAAGCAGTAGTTGAACTATTTAGTAAAGCAACAGGAATTGATTGTGGATGTGAAGAACGTAAAGCTAAATTAAACAATTTAATTTCATATCGTAGAAATGTTAATTGCTTAAAAGAAAATGAATATTTGTTTTTAAAAGTATTATACGACAATAGAACAAATCAATTAACACCTAAACAGCAACAAACAATTAAAGAAATTTATTTTAATGTTTTTAATGAAAAGTTAGACAATAGTAATTGTGCAAGTTGCTGGAGAACTATTTTAAGTGATTTACGAAAAGTTTACGATACCTATGAAGTAAATGAATAAATGGAAAGAAATTGATTTATTTAACTATTTAGTGGAAAATATTTATCCAGATTTAGTTAAAGCAAAAAATCAAATGAGTAGATGGGATTGTTACAGTCCATCAACTTCACATAGGATTGAATTAAAATGTAGACAAGCACATTATAAAACTTTGCTACTTGAAAAAGCAAAATATGATGCTATGATGCAAGAATGTGAAAAGCATTTAGATACACCTGTATATATTAATTCAACACCTAAAGGAGTTTATAGTTTTAATCTACATTTGATTGAGCCAATTTGGGAAACAAACAATAAAAATCCAGCAACAACATATTTTAACAATAGAGAAAAAATTGAAAAAGAAGTAACATATTTAGAAATAACAAAAGCAAAACAATTATGATTAAAAGAAAATTTAATAAATTAGCTTATGATGAATATGATATGAACTGCAAATTAGCAACAGTTAATTTAATGGGTAATAAAGGTTATAATATAATTGGTGATATTAATACAGAATATTATAAAAAATATGATTTAGCTTTTAAAAATTTAGAAGGCAATATAATTAAAATTGAAAATGAATTTAGAGGTGGTTTTGAAAATATAAAAAATAAATTTAATACAGTTCATATACCAATTAGAAAAAAAAATACTGAATGCGATTTTTATTTTATATGGGGAAATAATTATGAAGAATTAGCTATAATTAATAAAGATATTTTAAGTAAATTTAAAGACAATATAATAAATCAAATTTGTGCAAAAGGAAAAGAATATGAATTTGAAGAAAAATTTATAGATATACCAAAACAATATATACAATTTTACAAAATAAAACAATTATGAAAGACAATCCAATACAATTAGAATACTTAAAATCTGTATTATTAGCACAGCTTTTACTTGAAGCAAATGAAAGTTTAATCTTTACAACACAATACAGACAAACTATTAAGAACTTAATTAATAGACTTAACAAAGAACTTGAACAAGTAGTGTTTGAAGAATATACAAAGGTTTATAAAACAGACCCAGAAATGACTACAAACATTTTAAATTCAATAGACAACATTATAGATAAATTGCAAACATCAACAATAGATGAATTAGTTATGATTGATGTAGTTATAGATAAATACAAAGAAAACAAAGAATGGTTTTTAGAATATGCTGATGCTAAATTTTTAAGAATAGATGGTTAAAGTTAAAGAACAAAAATTTATACCTAAACCTGATGAAGTAGATGCAATGAGTTTATGTTGGAAAAATGATTTAGCTTATGTTATTAAACCAGCTAAAACTAAAAATAAGTATAATGTTATAAAATATCAAATAAGCAATTACAATGAAGTATTTTATTATAAAGAAAATAATAAGATAATAGAATTTACAGAATATGAAGGATTAAAAAAAACAATGGAATTATATAAGTTTCACGCTAAAAGATTTACACAATGATACCAGTACATTATGACAATAAAAAAAACTATGATGTTATAGACTTTATTAAAGACTATGATTTAAACTTTAATGAAGGAAATGTAATAAAATATGTAGCAAGAGCAAAACACAAAGGCACACATATAAAAGACTTGGAAAAAGCAATAGACTATTTAGAAAGAGAATTAAAACATTTAAGACAAGAACAAGAACAATGGATAGAACAAAACAAATAAAATTTGAAACTTTAAAGTTAGAATTTACATTAATACAATTTTTAAAGAAAAGAGAAGCATTATATTTAAAAGGTTTAAATGATGAAAAGATAAACGATAAAATAAGAGTAATACAAACTAAAATTAGAAACTATGCCAATACCAACACCTAATTCAGGAGAACACGAAAAAGAGTTTATACAAAGATGTATGACTGATGACAAAATGGTAAGTGAATATCCAGACACAGACCAACGATACACAGTATGTAGAACACAAATTAAGGGAAGCAAATAGCTTCCTTTTTTTGTCCCATATTTAATAAATATTTGGGACAAGATAAATGTTAAAGTTTTGTTAAAATTTTAATAAGTTGTTTATAATTAAAAAAAAGTATTATATTTGCTAAACAATTAACAAACAAAAATAAACATTATGAAAACATTATTAAAAGAATTTGCATTAGCATTATTATTATGGGTAACATTTTTTACTTGTACAATATTAATTTTAAAAATTATTTAAGATGACACCACAAGAAAAAAAAGAATTAGACTTTGTTTTAAAAACAGCTACAAAGGTTGCAATATTTATAGCAGCATTATTTTTTGGATTATTAATTTTAAATACTATTTTATGAAAACAGAAATTATTGAAAGTTTAGATATATTATTTTCACTACAAAAAGATAGTGATACATATCAAAAAAGATTAATAACTAAAATCAAAAATGATTTGATTAACGAATGGAATGCATCAGATAATTATGCACAACAAATTAGAGAAGTTTTAGATATGGATAACACTTATGATTTATTAAATAACATTAAAATTAGATAATATGATAACAACATTTGACAACAAACAATGGGATAAACAAGAACTATTAGACAATATGTATGATGATAGTTTCTATTATGGATACTTAGGTAAAAATGCATTAAGTAGTTCATCAGCAAAAATGCTTATATCTTCACCTAAAACTTATAAATACGTTACACAATATGGTTCAGATGAAAGCCAAGCATTACGTGATGGCAAACTATTCCACACAATGATATTAGAACCACATAAGTTAAATGATTTAGTAATTGTAGATGTAGCAACTAAAGCTGGAAAAGAATACAAACTTGCAAAAGAACAAGGTTTAGAAGTATATACAAAAAAAGAATATAACGATGCTGAAAGATTAACTGATGCACTAATGAAAAACCACGAAATAGTTTCTTTAATGAGCAAATCACAAACAGAAATACCAGCAATAGAAATGATTGATGGAATACCATTTAGAGCAAAAGCAGATATCTTAAAACCAAATATGATAATTGATTTAAAAACTACTACTGGAGTAAAAGATTTTAGATATAGTGCAGATAAATACAGCTACGATTTACAAGCATATTTATATAAAAAGATGTTTGGTGTTGATGACTTTATTTTTGTTGCAATAGACAAAGGAAGTTTAGATATAGCAATTTTTGAATGTAGTGATGAATTTTACGCTAAAGGTGAAGCAAAGTTAGAACAAGCAATATCAAACTATAAATACTTCTTTGGTCAAGAAGATATGGATTTAAATCAATATGTATTAAGAGGTATACTTTAATAAATAAAAAAATGAACCAACATAAAATGTATAGATGTATTAGAATGATGCAATTTTTACAAGAAAAGCCAAGAAATATATATACAATAGAAAGATATTTGAATGTAAGTAATAGAACAGTTTATAGGTATTTAAAACTTTACGAAGCACTTGGGTATATAGTTACAAAAGACAAATTTGACAAAATACAATTAAAAATAAAATAATATAATTTTAATGAATGATAAAGCAACAGAACATTATAATATTACCTTATATGAAATAGAACAAGGAACTTCTATTGAACAAATAAGAAATATATTAAAAGAATATGAAGCTGAACAACTTTATGAAGAATGTCAGGGAATACATTTAGCAGTAGAAATAGTATCATTCAATATTTTAACACAACTAATAAAAGAAAGTAAAAAACAAAAAATAACAATTAGATGGAAACACAAATAACATTACAATTAAAACAAATAATAAAAGAAATAACAGGAGCAGATATAAACAAAGTATCACGTAAAAGAGAAATAATAGAAGCAAGAGCAATATATTATAAGATACTAAAACAAATAGATAAAAAGAAATCTTTACAATCTATTGGTGCATCAGTAGGAAAAGACCACGCAACAGTATTACATTCATTAAAGAATTATGATATGTTTGAAAAGTTTAATCCAACATTAAAACTATTTAGAAAACAAATACTTCAAAGATTAAATTACACACCTGAAGAACAATCAATAAATTTGTCTAAAGATGAAATGATACAAAGTTTACAAATAGAAATAATGAAACTAACTGATGAGAATATAAACTTGCAAGAAAAGATTATAAACCTACAAACATCAAGAAACAATTACAAAATAGTAAACAACATAGAAACACTATTATTAGATACAGAAGGTAAAGAACAACAAGAAATAATATTAGAACGCTTACAGGCAGTTTATAAAATGAATAAAAACATTAAACTTTAAATTATGGCAGATATAGCAAAGTGTTTAGATAGTTTATGCCCATCAAAAGAATACTGTTACAGGTTTACAGCACCAGCATCAGAAATATGTCAATCGTATGGAATGTTTAATAGAGAAAGTGATGCAGATAATTGTGATATGTTTTGGGCAAATG